CGAGATTAAAGAGGAAAACGAGCAGCTCAAACAAAGAATTGGTGAGCTGGAGGGAACTGTTGAAGAACTTAAAGGATATAAAGATCAGCTCACCGAGAAAGATAACCTTATCAAAGAATACGAACTTAAAAATGTTAAGTATCGTATAGCTGTAGAGACTGGGATCCCGCTTGCATTGGCAGATCGGTTAAGCGGAAAAAGTGAAGAAGAAATAAAAAAGGATGCTGAAAGCCTGGCCAGCTTTATAAACCAAAAGTCAAAATTACCGCTTAAAACGACAGAAACCAAATTAACCGACCCCAAAGAACAAGCATATGCAAAAATATTAGAAAATTTATAAAGGAGATGGTAATATGCCTTTAAATAGAGGTACTTTGTTTGACCCTGTATTGGTAGCTGACCTGATTGATAGGGTGAAGGGTAAATCTTCTCTTGCTAAGCTGTCAAAACAGGAGCCTATTCCCTTCAACGGACAGAAGGAATTTATATTCACAATGGATAGTGAGGTAGACGTGGTAGCTGAAAGTGGAGCTAAGTCGCACGGCGGTGTAGATTTAACTCCGATTATCATTCAGCCGATTAAGGTTGAATATGGCGCCCGTGTGTCTGACGAGTTTATGTACGCGGCAGAAGATGAGAAAATTGCTATATTAAAGGCGTTTAATGATGGATTCGCCAAAAAGGTTGCCCGAGGCCTTGATCTTATGGCTTTTCACGGTGTAAACCCCAGAACACAACAGTCATCAACGGTCATCGGACAAAATCACTTTGACGCACTTGTTCAACAAGAGGTTCAAGCGGGTGTAGGATTACCAGATCCTAACCAAGCAGTCGAGGATGCTATTGCTCTGGTACATGGTGCTGATAATGATGTTACTGGTATGGCAATGTCTCCTATATTCCGTTCTGCTTTGGCTGCACAGCTTGACACAAATGGTCTGCCGATGTTCCCCGAGCTTGCATGGGGTAACGCTCCAGAGTCTATAAAAGGCCTGCCCGTAGATGTAAACAGAACTGTATCTGATATGGCAGCTAACGATGAACGTGCTTACGTAGGCGACTTTGAGAATGCCTTTAAGTGGGGTTATGCCAAGGAAATTCCGCTGGAGATCATCGAATACGGTGATCCCGACAACTCCGGCAACGACTTAAAAGGCTATAACCAGGTATATCTCCGTTCTGAAGTATACTTGGGCTGGGGAATACTTGACCCAGAAGCGTTTGCTCGCATTGTTGAGTTAGCCACCCAACCCAGCAGTTGAGGCATAAGAGGTGGTATGGATGAAACGTAAGTACAAGCATATTAAGACAGGGGCTATTATATATAGCCCCTTTAGAATTGTCGGTAAGAATTGGGTCGAAGAAACAGAAAGTGAAGCAGAAGAAACAGCAGAACAGAAAATAATTACAAAAGAAGCAAAGAAGGAAGCAAAGGAAACAGCTCAAGATGAAAAAGAAGAAATTGAAGGCATTCAGGGAGTAACTAAAAAAGATATCATGCAAGAGTTAGATGCAATGGGAATTAAATATAACCCTAGAGCAACAAAGAAGGAGCTATACGACCTGATGATGCAAGGAAGGTGATAATATGGAAGCCTTCGCAACTATTGAAGATATAACAAGTTTATGGAGACCTATGACACCAGCAGAAACTGAAAGAGCTTATGCTCTCCTGCCTGTGGTATCCGATACCCTGAGAGAAGAAGCAAGGAGAGTAGGCAAGGATTTAGATAAAATGGTAGAAGAAGATGATATATACGCCAATGTAGTTAAATCTGTAGTAGTAGATATTGTTGCTAGAACCTTGCTTACATCGACTGAAAACGAACCTATGACACAAGTCTCTCAGTCTGCTTTGGGTTACTCTTGGTCTGGAACTTATCTTGTCCCTGGTGGGGGGCTTTTTATTAAGCGTTCAGAATTAGCCAGGCTTGGGTTAAGAAAGCAGCGATATGGGGTGATTGATTTCTATGGCGATTAAAGGAATAACAATCACCTTAATTAACAAAAAAGAAGTAGGCAAGGATCCATTCGACAATCCAATTTATGAAGATGTAGAAATTGAAGTTGAAAACGTGCTAGTAAGCCCTACATCAACTGATGATGTAGTAAACACTATGGATTTGACTGGCAGGAAGGCGGTTTATACCTTGGCTATCCCAAAGGGCGATACTAACGACTGGGAAAATCAGGAGGTCAGGTTTTTTGGCGAGCGTTGGCGGGTGATAGGCATGCCTTTGCAGGGTATAGACGAGCTTATCCCTTTGGACTGGAACAAGAAAGTGATGGTGGAGCGATATGAGTAAGTTTAAGTTTGTACTCAATCGTGCAGGAGTAAGGCAATTAATGCAATCTGACGAAATGCAGGCACTGTTAAAAGATGAGGCTTCTGCTATAGCCAATAGATGCGGTCCGGGATATGAACAAGATATTTATGTAGGAAAAAACAGAGCCAATGCTATGGTGTGGGCGGACAGCATTAAAGCCAAACGAGATAATCTTAAGAATAACACTATACTAAAGGCGGTGCGGGGATGATTGAGGTTGTAATTCTTAATTATTTAAAAACAAAACTATCAGTACCAGTCCGCCTTGAAAAGCCTGAACCTGCACCTGATGAGTATGTATTATTTGAAAAAATAGGCAGCGATAGAATCAATCACTTACTAGCCTCCACTTTTGCTTTTCAATCTTATTCAGACAGCATGTATGGAGCCGCAGCTTTAAATGAAGAAGTGAAAAAGGCGGTAGATAGTTTAATTGAGCTTGATGAAATTGCAAGTGTAAAACTTAACACTGATTATAACTTCACGGATACAACAACAAAAAAATACAGATATCAAGCAGTATATGATATTAAACATTATTAGAGAGGAGAGAATGTTATGCAAGATTCTAAAAATGTAACGTATGGTAAACCTAAAGTGGGGGGAGCAGTATATTATGCTCCAATAGACACAACCCTACCGACAGATGCTACAACAGAGCTAGACGCAGCTTTTAAATCACTTGGATATATATCCGAGGATGGACTCACAAATGCTAATAGCCCTGAATCAGAAACAATTAAAGCATGGGGCGGGGATGAGGTACTGGCAGTTCAAACAGGGAAACCTGATACATTTAGCTTTAAACTCATTGAAGGATTGAATGTAGAAGTACTTAAGTTTGTTTATGGTGCTGATAACGTAACTGGTGATTTAGACACTGGTATCACAGTTCAAGCGAATTCAAAAGAAGCGGAAGAAAGAGCAATGGTTGTAGATATGATACTAAAAGGTGGCATATTGAAAAGAATTGTAATACCAAGGAGTAAAATAACTGAAATTGGAGAAATAGCCTATACAGATTCAGATGCAGTAGGCTATGAGATTACCACAACAGCATTCCCTGATGAAGCAGAGAATACACATTACGAATATATTACAAAACCAACCACTTCGGGCTGAATAGGAGGAGTTATAGATGATAAAAGGGAAAACATCATCAGGATTTGAATTTGAAATATCAGAAGATGTAGCAAATGATTATGAGTTAGTTGAAAATTTAGGAGAACTAGAGGATAACCCATTGATACTGGGAAAGGTAGTTAATCAAATATTAGGGAAAGAGCAGACAGCAAGACTGAAAGATCACGTCAGGAATGAAAAAGGAATAGTGCCGACTGACAAAATGACACAGGAAATAATTGAAATATTCAAAAATGCAGGTGAAGAAACAAAAAACTCCTAATCCTTGCACAGATGATAAAAATTGATGAAAATGCGCTTATATGCGATTTGGCCGAGACTTATCATATATACAACTATAGACAATTGCCACCTTCAATGGTGGCCATTTTTGCTATAGGGCTTAGAGATGATTCAAGAATAAAAATGAAGTTGAGTGGCGCAAAGGTGCCGCCAGACATCTTGTTGCTTGCGGGAATTATTGACAGATTGAATCTGCTTTTATGGACAAAGACAAAAGATGCAGAAAAAGGATTGAATAGGCCTAAATCCATACTAAGTGATCTATACCACAAAGAAAACGATGTAAGCGCATTTGCATCTGGCAAGGAATTTGAAGCAGAAAGGCAAAGATTAATCAGACAAGCAGAAAGGAGGTAACTTTATGGCCACAGAATTAGGAAAAGCATATGTGCAGATAATGCCGTCAGCAAAGGGTATAAGCAAGGAAATAACAAAGACGCTTGATCCGGAGATGAAAACTGCAGGCAAAAGCGCAGGAAACAGCATAGTAAGCAGCATCAAAAAAGTAATTGTTGCGGCGGGCATCGGAAAAGCTATATCTATGGCAATAAGCGAAGGTGGAGCCCTGCAGCAGTCTATTGGTGGTATTGAAACCCTTTTTAAAGACCATGCAGATAGAGTTAAAAAATATGCAAGCGAAGCATATAAAACTGCTGGGGTATCAGCAAATGAATATATGGAACAGGTTACTTCCTTTTCTGCAGCATTGATCCGATCGTTAGGTGGAGATACTGAAAAAGCCGCCGAAATAGCCAATATGGCTATGATTGACATGGCTGATAACGCCAATAAGATGGGCACCAGCATGCGTGATATACAGAATGCATATCAAGGATTTGCCAAGCAGAACTATACAATGCTGGACAACCTAAAGCTAGGTTATGGCGGTACTAAAAAGGAAATGGAACGATTATTAGCCGATGCGCAAAAGCTTACAGGCGTAAAATACGACATAGACAATTTGGCAGATGTGTATGAGGCCATCCATGTCATTCAGACAGAATTAGGCATCACCGGAACAACCGCCAAAGAAGCTTCAGAAACCTTAACAGGTTCACTTGGGGCCCTGAAAGCAGCGTTCAAGGATACATTAGGGGCTATGGCGCTAGGTCAAGACATTGGTCCAATGCTGGAAAATCTAAGCACTACCCTAATTACATTCTTACAAAACTTGATGCCTATGGTTTCAAGTACCATAATACAAATACCGCAAGTTATAGTATCCGTTTTAAGAGAGGCAGGACCAAGTTTTATACAATCTGGCATGCAGGCTATAAACGATTTACTAACGGGTTTAGGACAAGCTTTGCCAGAACTAATACCTGCTGCAGTTGAGGCTATAATAACCCTTGTGTCTACTTTCATTGAAAATATTCCTATGTTAATACAAAGTGGAGTTGAATTGATGATAGGGTTAGCTGAGGGGCTGGTAAATGCAATACCGATTCTCATTGAGAAGATACCTGAGATAATTAACAGCATATTAATGGCGTTGACAGAGCAAGTCCCACTGATTATTAATGCTGGGGTGGAGTTGCTTACATCACTTGTTGCAGAATTACCGACCATCATTAACAACATAGTGGCCGTGCTTCCAACTTTAATTGAAAACATTATTAACGCAATAGGCACACTGGTACCACTGATTATAGATGCAGGTATTATGTTATTCGTGGCATTAGTAGATAATTTACCAGCTATTATAAACGGTATAGTAGAAGCCATACCCAAGATCTTAGACAGCATTATTAATGCACTTACTAATAGCATTCCGCTTATTATTGATGCTGGAATACGACTGCTAACCGCATTAGTACAGAACCTGCCAACCATTATCCGTGTAATAATAGCTACAATACCTAAAATAATAGATAGCGTAATCAAAGCCGTAATCAAAAGCATTCCGCTTATTGTTGATGCAGGGGTAAAATTACTAACTGCACTAGTAAAGAACTTACCATTGATTATTACCACCATAGTAGCAGCACTACCCGATATAGTTTTTTCAATAATTAATGCCTTAATTGATAACATTCCACTAATCATTGTAGCTGGTGTCAAGTTGCTAACTTCTCTAATAACAAACTTGCCAAAAATAATTATCGAGCTAGTAAAAGCTATGCCAAAGATAATAATTGAGATGGTAAAGGCACTAGGGAAAGGTGTCGTTGAATTCGCAAAAGTAGGGCTTAATTTGATAAAAGGGCTGTGGAATGGAATTAAAGATGCTGGAGCATGGTTGTGGAGTAAAATTACCGGCTTCCTGGGTGGTATAGTCGATAAAATAAAAGGCTTCTTCAAGATTGGATCTCCCTCGAAGTTGTTTGCTGATGACGTGGGTAAATGGTTGCCTGAAGGTCTGGCGGAGGGTATTGAGGATAATACCAAGTCAGTCACCGCTGCAATGGAGGAACTTGCAAGTCTAACTACAGGCTCTTTTGATGCTGGGTTGGCCATAAGTAGCACTAATATCCCTGGCAGCACACCGCTGTCTTCAGGGCTTAATTTAGACGACTTAATAGCGGCTATAAACAATTTAGCAAATAGAGATGTAGTTGTGACAATAAACGGAAAAGAGATTGCTAGACAAACAGCTAATGATATGGACGCCGAATTATTCAAGCTGAAACATTCGTCTGTCAGAGCAAAGGGGGTGTATGCATATTGATACTACTAGACGGGCAAACGGAAAGGGATTTTGGGTTGATACCCTTACAAAGCCATATTCACCCTATAAATACCGGCATACAGCACAAAACGATAAAGATTCCAGGTATGACGGGAGTACACGATATAAGAACTGAACTAGCTCCAAAGTATTTTGAATTTGAATTTGCTATAAAAGAACAAGATGAGACAATGGTACAAGCAAAACTGAATGAGTTTGTAACGTTTTTGTGCGATGATGTCGGGCATCCTAGAGACATAGAATTAATATTTGATTACGAGCCGGATAAGTATTATACAGTAAAATTAAATAATTCCATTGACCCTGAAAGGATTCGTGGTTTTAGCCGGTTCTCTGTATCTTTTGTAGCCAGCGATCCTTACAAATATTCGACAAGCTCCAAAATTATAAATATGGACAACGTAGCTTATAATGGCGGTAACTGTAAAGCTACTGGTACGATAACAATACAAATAACAGAGCCAGTTGATCATATACAAGTAACTCTCCTGAATACAGGAGAGTTTTTGTATATAGACGATAACTTTGACGCTGGGGATATTGTAGTGATAGATCTAGAGAAGGAATATGTAACTAAAAACGACTATTCTGCCATGCCAAACCTCTATTTAGAAAGTGATTTTTTTGAAATCCCTGTAGGAGAGTTTGAAATTGCAATATCCAACGGGAATGGCATCCTAGAGTTTAGAGAGAGGTGGCTATAGATGAAGATGCTTTTATTTAGCCGAAACGAACAATATATAGCTACTCTTAGAGATGTACTATCAGCCAAACATACTGAAGAACTAAACGGGGAAAACGTTTTAGAAATTGAAACTCTTAACGAAATAGAAAAAAATCAAAGACTTATATATAAAGATAAATATGGATATTGGCATGAGTTTATAGTCAGGGGTGTAGAAGAAGAAAGAGCAGAAGCAGGGATAATTCGCAGAGTTTTTGCTGAACACAGTTTCTATGAAACATGGGGCGATTATATTGAGGATAAAAGACCCTACGATGTGACTGCTAACATAGCCTTAGAAAATGCCCTATTAACTACCCGCTGGGAGGTTGGTATTGTTGATGACTTAGGACTTAACAGTACAAATTTCTACCACATATCCGCAAAAGAGGCAGTGCAAAAGGTAGCCGAAACATGGCAGGGTGAATTAAGATATCGAATAGAGGTTAGTGGCAACAGGATAACAGGCCGATATGTTGATTTACTGGCAAGGCGAGGATATGATTTAGGAAAAAGGTTTACCTATACCAAGGACCTTATATCTATTACAAAAACTGTGCATAGAGATGATGTTATAACTGCTCTTTATGGCTATGGAAAAGGAGAAGAAATAGTAGACGAAGAAGGACAACCTACTGGAGGATATGGCAGGCGAATAGATTTTGCTGATATTAATAATGGCAAGGCATATGTTGAAAACCTTGAAGCCAAAGAAATTTGGGGCAGATTAAATCCAGATGGAACAAAGGCTCACGTCTTTGGCAAAGTGGAATTTGATGATGTGGAAGACCCACACGAATTATTAGAGTTGACAAAAGAAAAGTTAAAAGAACTGTCCCAGCCACACATAACCTATGAGGCAAAAGTTATAGACTTGAAGGCCTTGGGAATAGAACATGAAGGAGTAGAGCTAGGGGATTGGGTTGGCATAGTAGATAAGGAATTTAAGCCTCCTTTACGGTTAAAAGCAAGAGTAATAAAAATAGTTAGAGACCTTTTAGAGCCAGAGAACAATGATTTGGTTTTAGGGAATTTTATTCCCTCTGTTGTGTTTCAATTCCTTATAGGTAGGCTAAAAACTCTATTATGCTTGGGAGCACAGCTACTATATTAGCAAGTTTCAATTCCTTATAGGT